ACAACGTCCGCAGCACTGACATCTGGGGGAACATTTACAAATATGTGGCAATGGTCCCTGTCACACTCCAATGCAATTAGCACATAGTCATTTTGTTCACAGATTTGGACTACAAGCTCCTTGAAACGGGTTTCCAGGCCATCTATCAGGAATATCTTTCTCCGATAGCGTGGACAAAAAATTATGTGATAATTTATCATGGATACGCTCGTTTTTTTATGCCGATAATTCGTTTTCATGTTTGCGGTATACCATATTATTGAAACAATGTCAAAGTACAGTTTACAAGGGACTACACAGGGTAGGTATCTGACGGGAGGGGTGCCGCCAGTCAGATTTTCCATGTGATGTTCAAGCTGTCGCTTGTGGCGGCTATGGTGGTGATCATCAAATCCACCACACGCCGCTTGTCATCAAAAGATACATTCTCCCAGGTATCGAGGTAGCCGGAAATCTGGCTGACCTGTTCCGGGCTGATGGCCTCCACAGTCAACTCCGCTATCCTTGCCAGAAGTTCCTGCTTGCGCCCGTCCAGTTCCGCTATCTTCACATTCACATAGGAGAACAGGACATTGTTTGCCCCCGTCAGACTGTCCACCAGCTTTTCAATCTCGCTGTCTACATGGGCAAGTTCCACTTGCAGGGCGGTGATTTTCGGGTTTGCCTTTGCCGCTTTCTTTTTTCCTGTCAGCGTCTTGTAGCTTGCCAGCTTCTTTACCATCTGCTGATAAACAACCGCTTCCAGTTCCGAAGTGATGATTTTCCCACAGCCAGGACAGCTTTTATTGTCCAGCCGTTTCGTGCAGCGGAGATACTGTTTGCCGGAGGGATTGTAGATACTCATAAGAGCATACCCGCAATTCCCGCACTTGATTTTTCCTGCCAGCCATGTGTGGGTGGCTTTCCGGGCAGACTGGATTTTCATGTTGTTCATCAGCTTCTTGCGGCAGGTCAGCCAGGTGTCGGAGGGGACGATACCCTCATGGGGAGCCAGTACCAGCATTTGGTCTTTTAAGTCGTTTTTCTTGCTGGCCTTTACATCTCGCCCTTGATACAGATAGCAGCCGTTCATGCCCGTAAAATCGGCAACGTCATTGACAATGACTGTACCTTGACTTTTGAAAAATTCGTACACATCAAGGTCTGCCTGCACATAGACAGGATTGCGTAACATCTGCGCCAGCGTGGGGCGTATCAGCTCTTTGCCATGGAACAAAATCCCCTGTTCGGCAAAGTACCGGGTAATGTCCCCGTAGGAAGTTGTGGGCTGGGCGTACATCTCAAACATCAGCCGGATATTGGCCGCTTCCTCCGGGTTTACCACCAGCTTCTTTGTGTTGATACCGTCCATCTTGATAGGCTCCGTATGGAAGCCGTAAGGGGCTTTCCCGCCCATCTTAAAGCCCCGCTGACTGCGGGAGTAGTAAGCGTCCGTTACCCGCTTCTGTATCGTTTCCCGTTCAAGCTGGGCGAACACGATACAGATATTCAGCATGGCCCGTCCCATCGGCGTGGAGGTATCAAACTTTTCCGTAGAGGACACAAACTCCACATTGTACTGCTGGAACAGCTCCATCATGTTGGCAAAGTCCAGAATGGAACGGCTGATACGGTCGAGCTTGTAAACCACGACCTTTGCAATCAAGCCCCGCTTGATGTCCCGCACCAGTTCTTGAAACTTCGGACGGTCTGTGTTCTTGCCGCTGTACCCTTTGTCCGCCAATGTCAAGCACGGAACAAAAATTAAATGTAAATAAATTGTGAACCGTGTCGAAAGTAGAACCTAACCCCTAATGTACCCTATCCAACGAAATGCCGCTTGCTTTCATCAGCCCATGCAGTATCTCGGTGGCCGTCTGTGGAACCGTACCATCGGCACAGACCACTTCAACAAACCGATCTTCCAGCCAGCACAGATAAGCGTCCGTCTTTCCCACATCCCGCCCCAGGCGGGAGAGGTTTGCTACCAGCAGGAAGTCGATTTTCCCATCAGCCACCGCGCCGGAAACCTCGGCCAGCCCCTGACGAGAGAAGTCTAACCCGCTGGCCTGTTCAGCAGTTGTGCCTACAACCGCAAAACCGTTTGCTTCCGCATATGCCTCTAAGCTGGACTGTTGCATTGCCAGCGCGTGAGCGTCAGGGTGCGCGACCCTGCAATAAATCCAGGTCCTCTTATTCTCCATCCTGATGATCTCCTTTTAAATCAAGTATAAGCTTTTCCAGCTCATCCTGGTAATTCCAGACGATTTCAAACCGATTGCCAGGGAAAACCCGGACCTCCTTCAAAACTTCCGTTGTAATTTCACTGGTGATTTCCTCGACCTCCAGATATTTCCCAAAGGCAGAAGCAAAGCTGTTCCGCAAGCTGCCGTCCATACCCATATTCTCCAATGCGGCCTCCAGTTCGCTGATCCGGGCGGCGGCATTGTCCCGCTGTTTTACGGCGGAGGCTTTTGCGGCGAGATATTCTGTCTTGCTGATTTCGCCCAGCGCAAAGGATTCATAGAGGCCGCTGACCTGCTGAGAGAGCCGTTGATGTGTCTCCCGCAATCCGGCGAGGTTTTTCCTTGCGGCAGTAATATCCTTTTTTCGTCCCTGGCGCTGTTCTTCCCATAACCGACTTAACTCCACCGCCATCAATGCCTGTACATGAAGCCCTTCGGTCACGGTTTCCAGAATGTCGGCTTCTGGTATTCTGCCCCTGCAAGTATAAGCGGCGTTCATGCGGGAGGTGCGGCAAACGAAGTATGGCGCTGGCCCCTGTACCCGGCTCATGGCATATCCGCAGGTTCCGCAGCGGATTTTCTTCTGCAACGGATGATTCTGATTTCTGACCGTACTGCGTTCAGATGCCCGTATTGCCGCCTGTGCGCGGTCAAATTCTTCCCGCGTTACAATGCCCTCATGGGTATTCTCTACAACGATCCAGTCCTCCCGGTCAACCCGAACCACATGGGCATGACCGATTCGGTCACGAGTATGCTTTCCATAGACAATCCTGCCGACATACCGTTCATCCCGCAGGATGCCATAAATCAGACCACCCGTCCAAAAGTTTTCATCAAACAGATTGTTCCACTTGGTACGGGTACATCCAGCCGCCCGCTTGTAAAGCATAGGAGTGGGTACGCCCTCCGCATTAAGCTGCCGTGCAAGATGCTCTTTCTTCTGGCCGTCTGCCGTCAGCCGGAAAATACGCCGCACGATCTCCGCAGCCTCCGGGTCAATGATAAGCCGCTTTTTATGAGCCGGGTCTTTGATGTAGCCATAGGGCGCGAACGAGGAAAGGAAATCCCCCTGCTGGGCACGAAACCGCTTTATGCTCCGAATCTTCCGGGATAAGTCCCGGCTGTATAAATCGTAAATCAGGGCCTTGAAAGAGGTTTCCAGGCTGTCAATATCGGCTGGCCGGATGCTGTCAAACCCGTCATTGATGGCGATAAACCGTACTCCCAGGAAGGGGAACACGCTGGAAATGTAATTTCCGACAGTGAGATAATCACGGCCAAACCGGGACAAGTCCTTAACTACGATACATTGGATTTTCCCCGTCCGTGCTTTGGCGATCATTTCTTGAAAGCCGGGGCGCTCAAAGTTTTTGCCGCTCCACCCATCATCACAGAACTCGATTACATTGCTGTCAGCCAATTCCGGGGTGCGGCTAATAAAGGTATCCAGCAAATTCCTCTGGTTCGTAACGCTGTTGGATTCGATTTTTCCGCTTTCACCTAAATCATTGTCCTCAGCGGACAGCCGGATATATTTTGCGGTGACGCCACTCATGCGGGCACCGCCTCTCCCGCTGCCGCCAACAACCGAAGCAGGGCACTATATTCATCCCGGTAACGGAGTGTAATGCTGATGCGATTTTCCGCGTCAATCTCCACCCGCTCAATCAGCGCATGGGCCATAACCTCCGTCAGAGCCGTTTCTTCCTTGAATTTGCCGCAGGCGGTGAGCCAGGGGTTTTCCGTGGTCTGCTGGCGTTCCTCCTTCTGCCGCTGTTCCAGCTCATTCAACCGGGTCTGCGCCCGCTCCATATCAGAGCGGTACTGCCGTTTCATTTCCGTGTACTCCCGCTCCGTCATCAGCTTATCCGCATAATTCTGAAATAGGCTGTCATAGAGCATTTCCGCACGGCTGAGGGACTGTTTCGTAGCGGTGATCTCCCGCTGGACCGCCGCCTCTTGGCTGACCGCCTTGGAGGATTTACTGTACTGACGTACCAACTTATCCAGATTTTCAGCCAGAGCAATCTCCCGCTGTAAGGTATCCCAAAGAATTTCAATCAGCTTTGTTTCATGGAAGTACTTCTTGGGGCAGGAAACGGGATTATCGGCATGGGACTGGCAGATATAGACGTAGTAGCGTATCCCCTTGCTGCTGTTCACATTTTTGTAGCGTACCAAGGGCCGCTTGCAGTCCGCGCAGTAA